TCTGAACGCTGGCTGGGGCTGGCTCTCCTCTCTTTTCCCTTCGACGAAGGAGAAGGGAAAAGGAGAGGAGGAGAGTGGTGGTTCGACTAAAGATTAAGACGCATGAGTGCCATGATATAGACAGGTACGCTCTCGTGTGGCCCGGTTCACCGTGGTGTGACATCTTGCAAAGTGGAGAGGATGGCACTATGAAGGAGTATGACATGCAGTTAGAGCTGCGCTTCGAACCTAAACTAGAGGACTGGTATAATGAGCTTGAATCAGAAGTCATCGCTCAAGATATACCGACGTATGAGTCAGCAGGTATGGATACATCACATACCCCAGTGGCATCGGTATTGTATACGCCACGATCATACAGCGGAAAGATCAATGTCCCTCTCATTACACTTGACGAGGTGCAATAATGTCAAAGCAACCAAGTGCCCCCAATGTGGGAGTGGTAGACTCACATACCGACACACCATCTACAGTACAGAAGGAACATGTCGACAGTGTACCTATCGTTTCTCGTACAAACGGAGCGCGGCTTAAAGATTACACCAATCATCCTGAGACAGAGAACTACGACCTCATAGCCAAGGTCATATGGATGATCAACACATACCCCGGATGGAGTGAGGACGGTACGTTCACATTCCCTGACGGTGAGACATGGGCTAAACTAGAAGGAGAGGATAGTGAGTGATCCACTAGATACTGGTTGCTCTAGTCATGCTTGTTTGATTAAACGACCTGAAGGCATGGGCACTAACAGTGGTGCTTGTTATTGTAGCCATTGGAAGATTAGGTTGTTAGTCCATCGATTGCGACGAGAGATCACAGATCTCAAAGGAGAGGACAATGAAACGACTGGAAGCTAACCTACCCAAGCACCTCAGGGTGCATGTGGTACACTTACATGAAGGTAATGTAAGTCGGAACCAACTGAAGAAGATAGGACATACCAATGCACGGTACGTCACCATAGCTAGGCTATTGGATGACGACACCGTAGTAGCAGAGGGACTGTCCGCTTGTTCACAGAAGGACAACCCATCCCGTAAGATAGGCAGAGCTGTCGCTATTGGGAGGGCACTCGCCAGTTACGAGGGAGCAGCAGCATGAGTACAGGTGACACAGTAGTAACGGACATCGGGCTAGCCGATGAGCTAACGATGGACGATCTGGTGCGTACGGTAGTAGCCCAGATGTTTGAGAACGACAACGACGTAGCTACCCTTGAGGTAGTACTGAATGGTACTGATGCCAAGGAACCACCCAAGTTGGAGATCGAACTCCGACTCATGAGCATCAATGGACAACCAACGAGGAGAAGTGAAGATGGCTAGTCCGCAAGGTGGCTCACTCAAGGGGCTCTATGATCCTGACATCATCGACTCTATTGTGCAGCATAAGAAGGACGAGGTCGAAGCGACCAAAGAGGACCCCTTTGTAATTGATGATGCCTACAAGTTCGCTCAACAGGAAGGCACGGTCATGTTTAGTGAGGCATTCTGGATGCCGAAGGAGATACCGGACATCCCATTGCCCATGTTTAAGGTGGAGGACTGGCATGAAGAAGCACAGCTACATATCCCAGACAAGGACCCCAACTGGGTGTGGAATAAGGGCGTTACTGAAAGGCTCGCACTCGCACTCTATTGCGGTGACACTACTCTACTTCATGGGCTCCAAGGAACTGGCAAGTCATGCCTCGCTGAGCAATGGTGTGCTACATTTGTCGTCCCGCTCTGGCGTATGTCATGCAACGTCGAGACAAGAGAAGCACACTTCCTTGGCTCTGCATCCATCGACTATGAGGAGGTGAACGGTGAAGCCAAGATGTTCATTAAGCAAGAGCCTACCATCCTCACTGACAGTCTTAAATATGGTGGACTATTTCTCGAAGACGAAGCCTTCAGGCATAACAGCGCACTTGTGCTCCAGTCTCTTAGGGAGAAAAACACAAGGACCGTCCTTCTACCAGACGCACCGGGTCGTACAGCAGATGAGCGTAGGCTCGTTGCAACTGAAGGTAGATGGTGGTACATACTCACTGACAACACATGTGGGACTGGTGACGAGACAGGTGTCTTTGACGCTCAAGTGCAAGACGCTTCTACCTTGGACAGAATCGGTGCCTGTATCGAGGTCAGATACTTGGGCAAGTCTGATGAGAAAGACATCATGCGCAAGCACACTAGCCTTAGTGACGGGCAAATCTCAGGTATTATAGACTATGCCAAGCTAGTACGTAAGGCGTTCGAGAACCAATCGCTACTGTCTACGTTCTCAGTACGCTCACTGCTAGCATGGGGTGAGAAGGCTGAGATGACACAGAACTTGGAGCTTGCACTCCGTCTTACATGGTACGAGAAGCTATGCACTGACGACAAGGCTGTTGCTCGTGAGATGTACCATCAGGTGTTTGCTCGGAGACTAATCAAAGGTGACGCATGAGTAAAGACGTATCCATCCTCGACTTAGATCGCATCACGCAGGTACTACACCGCAGGTGTGAGTCAATGGACGTAGGTCTAACGTGGTCCAAGCAGGCCACCACTGCAATGACAGATGGCAGGAACATCATACTGCCAGTGGTCAAGCAGCCTATCACTAAGGATGCAATGGATAAGCTGTATGGATTTGTGATCCATGAGTGTGGACACCACACTAGACCTGATGCATTCAAGATACTGAAGGCATTAAGTGACCCACCTCCAGAACTGTGCGCTCTGTTCAACATCTGTGAAGACGATGGTATGGAGCGTGAGGTAGCTGATGCACACATCGGTGATGCTGTAGGTCTGGGCACCATGAACACAGTGGTACTAGGTGAGGTGGCAGACGCATGGAAGGAGAAGCCTATACCTGAGGATGCAACCGAGCAACAGGTAGCACCCATGTCAGTGTGTGGGCTAGGTCAACTGTCTCGCCTTGAGTGGGACGGTGTACCTAACCAGAATAGAACACGGTTCTTCGAGAACCTACCACCTATAGCTCAGAAGCTACTCAATGACCTCCACTCGGAGGGCTACGTTGACAAGATGCTAGCTACCAAGGACCCACATGACACATGGGACTTAGCCGTTGACCTATACAAACGACTGTTCCCAGAGAGGGACGAAGATGAAGCAGAACAGCAGCGTTCGGACGGTCACTCGATGCAGCCAGCGCCACCATCAGAATCATCCGGCGAGGATGGACAAGTGGGTGAGGTATCTGGTATGGATGACGAGTCCGAGGACGGAGCAGGATCACAATCAAAGGGTACTGTGGAAGGGGAAGAAGATAAGACTAGTGCTAAGGCTAAGAAACAACAAGGCACTGTCATTAGCTGGAAGGATGCGGTACTCTCTGAGCACAATGAGTGGAAGCCTAAAAAGGACGGTGACGTAGCTGGTTCCATCGGCATAGACTGGACTGACTACAAAGCAGGCAGTGTGGTACTCATGCCACAGAAGCTAGTCAATGTCATTGACTGTCGTGGACACGACCAACAAGTACAGACAGGCAGACATGGTGATAATGAGGGTACACCTGAGTCCTTCATGCCTGACAACACAGGGTCACGTGCTTTTGGTAATCAGATCAGACGCTACCTCCAATCACAACGACGTACCAAGGTACGACGAGAGAGATACCACGGTAATCTGGACAAGTCCAGTATCGTGAGGCTAGGTATGCCACCCATTGATGGTGGTGATTGGAACAAGAAACTGTTTTACGATATGGTGCAGCGCAAGGAACTGAACACTGCTATCCACGTACTGACTGACTGGTCAGGCTCAATGCAAGGGACCAAGATGGTACATGCTGCTGATGCCAGTGGCAGGCTAGTGTATGTGTTCGACCGTGTACTCAGGGTGCCAGTGCAACTGGCTGCTTTCACCAATGGTAGGACACGGTGCGACATAGGTCTCATCAAGGGATTCAAGGATCGTAGCATCAGCCCTCGTCAAATAGCAGAGAACTTCTCGAAGTTCTACAAGTACAGCTCAGCTAACAACGACGCTGACTCAGTGATGTGGGCATACAACCAGCTGATACGTAGGAAAGAGGAACGTAAGATCCTCATCGTACTCAGTGATGGGGCACCAGCCGGTGCCTATGGTGGGTCAGGCTCGTCTAACCTCAAGCATGTGTGCCGCAGCATAGAACGAGACAGTAAGGTAGAGTTGTACGGTGTGGGCATCGAGTCCAATGCAGTTGAGACATACTACAGCAACGCTAAGGTGTTGCACGACAGTGACGAGATCAACAAGACACTATTCGAAATCATTAGAGAAGGAGCATACCGTGGAACCAGATAAAAAATTGCCAGAAAATTTAACAGAGGCCCAACAGAAGGCTATCGCTGAAGGCACTGCCTTCGCTGTACCCATTGCTAAGCCGAAGATCAGTAACCGATTGTTCACTATAGCTCTCGCTCTCCTCGTCTTCGCTGGTATAGCACCGTTCTCAATGGGAGGCATCAGCCTCCTGATATACTTCGCTGCTCTCTTTTCAGCTGGTGGATGGATGCTACTTGCCAAGATATACGATAGCCAGTATGCTAATATCATCACAGCAAGGCATGTCGATGCAGGCATCTTCCGTCACATCATACATGAGCAAGCAGAACTTGTTGTAAAACAACAAGATAGACTCAAGGAATTAGGGGAACTTTCTGACGATTAACTTGTCTTACTCTTACACGTACTAAGGAAATTAGTGTACCGTGGAGGTACAATGACGAAGAAGAAACGCAATGCTATCCCGATGCAAGACCTAGGGATCAGTAAGATTCCGACACCTGCTCAGGTGTTCGAGTGGTTCCAGAAGATGGGTAGATACACGAGGACAGAGCGCAATGCAGATTATGATGGTGATACCGATGGTAGTTTAGCTATCACAAAGAGTACATCAGTCGAGTTTGCTATACCCAAGCACAAGCCCATCGAACATGAGCCTGTCAAGGTGTACTCCCCGGAGGAGATAGCACAATACGAGAAGGAACGAGCAGATGATTGACATGAAATTATGGGAGCATGAGTGTAGCATGGTCAAGCGTGGTCAGACATTACGCTTCAATCATGGCGACTGCCCCGCAGGGCAGGACACTAGGCGTAGGCTGTACCTCACCCGCCCCGCTAGCTCAGCTGGTATAGTGGTGGCGTACTGCCACAACTGCCAAGACAAAGGCATACTGACTGATGACTCTGACAAGTTCAAGGACTTCGACAAGAGGCCACTGATGAACGAACGTGTGCCATTCAGCCAACCGTCCACCTTAGTACATGACCTAGCCAACTGGCCTACTATGGCTACTCAGTGGCGTATGAGCAAGGGACTTACTAAGGCACAGGTCAAGGCAGCACACATAGCGTATGACCCCGACACACACAGAGTATACTTACCTATCTACGATAGGGTAGATGAGAATGGTGCGCCATACACTGAGACTGAACTGACAGGGTTCCAGCTACGTAGATTAGAGGGCACTGGAGCTAAGTACCTCAATGCCTATGTGGATAACGAGGTCAAGCCTTACACTAGGTTCAACCCCAACGACAAGCTGATGTGCTTCCTAGTAGAGGACATGGCTAGTGGGCTTAGATTGGCAGATGTGTATGGTCCCAATGTAGGAGTCGTGGTCAACTACGGTATCAAGTGTACACCTGAGGTACTGTATGCCAACTCGAACATACATCGAGGCATAGTGTGGCTCGACAACGACAGTGAGCATGTGATAGATCAAGCTGCGATGATAGCTAGAACGTGGGGCTTGATCAGTGGAGTACAGTGCTACGAAGAAGAACTAGTAGCAGATCCAAAGAACTGCACGACAACGCAGATCAATGACATCCTAAAGGATTGGAGCGGTGACTTATGATGGAGGGCATCGACCTCGACATGCTCAAGTTCATGTCGGACAGAGACAACTACTACACCTACAAGGACGTGATCACCAAGGGCTTATGCACTAGGGAATCATGGACACTCATTGCAGACTACGGCAAGTACTTCAATGAGTACCCTACACAACAGGAGATAGACAGTGACTTCGAACTGTGGTTCAGAGTTACCGGGCATCCCGGATGGAAGCCCGACGAACACAAGATCTACGGCACGATTATTAACAACGTGCTTACGAGACAAGCACCCCAGCGTGATGTCTTCAGGGATCAAGTGGAGCGCCTTCGGTTTGAGTCAGTACTCAAAACACAGACCGATGACTTTAAGAAAGGTGCTGCCAGTGTTGGCGATGTGCTTACCGCACTCACAACAGCTGGGTATGATGACCCAACGAATGACAGGGATAAAATCTTTACCTTCGATCTCAACGATCTCGCTCAGCATCAGAGATCAGATGACGGTCTCTACTGGAGACTGGAAGACCTCAATAAAAGCATCGGCCCGATCAGGAAGGGTGATGTCTGCATCGTGGGTAAGCGACCCGAGGTAGGAGGTACGTCCTTCCTGTGCTCAGAGATGAGCTACATGATAGAGCAACTAGACAAGGATGGCAACGCTGTGTTCTTCAACAACGAGGAGGCACCTGATAAGGTAGCCACTCGTATGGTGGGTGCTGCACTGGGTGTGGACTACCGCACCATGATGTCAGCACACAACCTGCATCAACAGCAGTACCAGACGTGGCTAGACACACACACATGGGACCTAGTACATGACACTTCAATGGACATTGGAAGCATCCATCAAACGCTGCGAGGAAAAGAGTACGGACTCATTGGAATCAACGTACTCCTCAAGGTTGGAGGAACAGGAGCTAAAGAGGACCATGACAAGTTCCAAGCTCTCGGTGAGGAACTCAGACGTATTGCACAAAGTTATGGGCCAGTACTGGCTATTGTACAAGCTGATCCGTCAGCTGAAGGAATGCAGTACATCCCTCAAGACAGGATCTACAAATCGAAGACTGCACTGCAAGGTGAAGCTGACATCCTTATCATGATAGGTGCTGACGATCAAGGCCCAGTGGATAGCAGGTACATCCACGTGGCTAAGAATAAGATACCACCTGCACCGTGCTGTGACCTAGCAGTCAAGCACATTAAGAGTGAGGTCGCGTTCGACCTCGGTACAGGTAGGTTCACATCAAGAAACTTCAAGGGTAACAGTAGATGTACGACATAACGATAGACCTAGAGACTACCTGTAATGGTGGTGTCGACGGTAAGAACCCGGAGGCTCAGTACCCTAACAACAAGGTGCTGCTGTATGGTTGGACCAATGGCATTTTTATATACACTGATCACAGAGGTGATGGCCTATACGATATGATCGAGACAGCCCATGACAGGGGAGATGTAGTCCGCATCATCGGACACAATCTCAAGTTCGATCTCAAGTACCTCATTAGGGAACGACCGGACCTACCGTGGCACAAGTTTGAGTACTACTGCACCATGTACAGTGAGTACCGACAGAGTGGACAACAGTACAGGTTCTCCTCTCTAGTAGACTCATGTGCTAGACACGGCATAGCGTTCACTAAAGGACTGGATCTAGGTGCTATCCTAGCCAGTGGGCTGAAGATGGAGGACATACCACTCTGTGATCTGAAGCCTTACTTAGTAGACGACGTACAAGCTACCAACCAACTGTTCAATAAGCAGGTCAACCATGCTGGCTATGTGGAGTACATGCATCAGCATGTCCTACCACTGGCACACATGGAACTACTGGGCCTGAGGATTGACAAGACAAAGACAGCCATTGCAATGAGTGGACTGGTATCCAAGGAAAAGGTCTACGATAGGGAGTTGTTCGCATGGGCCGAGGCCCGCTTAGAGTGGGACGATGGGAGACCTCTTGATGAGGGTGACATCAAGTACACAGCACCACGGTGCGTGTCCTACCTGCTCACTGGCTTCCCAACAGCAGGGTTCAAGAAGGGAACCAAGCATGTGATCAAGTTTAAGCCCGGTTGTGCCCCACTACTGAATCCGAAGCAGATCGCTGCACTGTGGCCCAGTGCTAAGCCTACGAACCTCGGGTTCCCTATGGCTAAGGGTGTGCTAGACAAGATGCCCAAAGGTAGCAAGGCCAGCATATATGTAACTGACCTGTTAGACTACCGAGCAGCTGTGAAGCTGTCGAGTACGTACTTCGGTCCCTTCCTAGAGGAGGCAGCATTGCAAGACACTATCCATCCGAAGATGAACATGTGTCAGACAGTGACAGGCAGGCTGAGTAGCAGCAAGCCCAATGGACAGAACATGCCACCAGAGGCACGTCAGGTCTTCGTATCAGAATTTGGTAAGTTGATGGAGATAGACTTCAAACAATTGGAGGTCGTGGCTCTCGCTCACTTGAGCAAGGACCCGCAACTACTGGCTGACATACAGAACGGAGAGGACATACACTTCAATACAGGACGACGCGTCATGGGATGGAAGGTACCATCCGATATGACAAAGAAACAACGCACCATTGTGAAGAACGTAAACTTCGGACTGATCTATGGTGGTGGTGCGAAGGGACTAGCTGAGACAACGGGGCAACCAGTGAAGCTGATCAAGCAACTGATCAAGGCTTTCTATGATAGGTACCCCGGTGTGTCTGACTGGCAACGGCAGTACTACACCGACATGGTGGCTCTGATGAAGACCTCTCACCTAGAGCATGGTGAGCAGGTGTACTGCTCGCTAGTACAGGATGGTACCAGTGGACGCAAGTTCTTCTTCACTGAAGGATCGAGCCCACCGTGGGTGAGGGTGAAGACAGGACGTAAGTTCTCGTTCAAGCCAACTGAAACAAAGAACTACCCAGTGCAAGGATTTGCAGGTGGGGACATAGTCATGACAGCAATGTGGGAATTGTACTACCGCATCGCTCTTATGGATCGGACACAGATACGGATGACTGTGCACGATAGCATACTGGTAGACACAGACATGGACAAGAGTGCCCTTCGGGTACTCATGGTCGAGGTCTGTAATGAGATCGAATCTCTATTCAGTCTACCATTCAAACTGGACTTCGATATAGCATCGGGTCTTTACTGGCAGTAAGAGAGGATACAAAATGCAAGAGCAACTCAATGGTGTTATCACTAGCATCTACACGAAGACCGTCAAGACCAAGTATGGTGACAAGCCTGTCTACCATGCTTTGATTGAGGGATACGACATTAACCTCGGGTTCAAGCACTCCTACGTAGAGGGTGAGCACGTGAGCATGACAGTGGAGAATGGTAAGTATGGATACGAGCTTGCTAAGAACCAGAACCCCAATGCAGCCCCGGCTGGTGCGGCACCAGCTGCTCCGAGTCAAGCTGCACCTAAAGTACGCAGTGCGCCCGCTTTCCCTATCGCTAAGAACACGAAGGACATCAGTATCATCCGACAGTCCTCACTTAATCGCGCTGTCGAAAGCGTCACGCTCCTGATCCACCAAGATGTATTCAAGTTCAGTACTGAGCAAGAGTACCTTGACAAGGTGATCGAGGTTGCCCTGTTCTACACTGACTTTGGCTCAGGCCAACGTGAAGTGAACCAAGCGGCAGCCATCTCAGGCTACGAGGAGAAGTAATGAGGATTAACGTGAACCGTAGAACTACATTTTCTGATGTGTTGTCAGACGGAGACTACGATGTTTCGATAGAGGTACAGCACCCAGATCCTAACGTAGACGATGAGAGTGATTATCCATTCACTCTTATATTCAGTGGGAATGAGAGCTATCTTCGTCTGGAAGATCTTAACAAATTGCAACGTCTGATTGCAGCAGCAAAGCGAGCACTCAAGGAGTAACAAATGACGAAGTCCATAACTAGTCTCAGCGAGGACATCTATGCCGTACTTGACAGTACGCAAGACCACGAACCTAGCTCAGATCTAGCAGCAGAGTATGCAATGCGCATAGGTGGGGAGTTTGCAAAAGCTACCCTCAAGCGAGACAAGCCACGTGAGAAGGGCAAGTTATGGGCTTCCGATCTTGGCAAGCCCTGCATGAGGCAGCACTGGTACAAATTCAACATGCCTGACTCAGGCTCAGGTCTTGATGGACACACCAAGTTCAAGTTCCTGTATGGGAACATACTAGAGGAAGCCGTGTTGTACATGGCAGAGGAGGCAGGGCATGAGGTCCTCGATGCACAAGAACGAGTCACGTGTGATGTGGAGCGAACCAATGGACCCGACTGGGTGGTCTCAGGACGAATCGACTGTCTACTCGATAGGCACACGGTCGATGTCAAGTCAACATCGTCTTACGGATACCAAAGATATAAGGATGGGATCACGGCTGATAATGATTCGTTCGGCTACCGTTGGCAACTCGGGTTCTACGATGAGTTCGGAAACTTTAGCCATGCTTCGGAAGGTAAGGGATTCGTTTGGATCGACAAGCAGAACGGGCACATCAAGTATACTCCATGCTCTACTCCAGACAGAGAGGAAATACTTGAGAGGGCGAGGAACATTGCTGACGCTGTGGAGTCAGAAGCCGTGGATGGCATCACTAGGGCATACTCATCCGAACCATATGGGAAGTCAGGGAACCTCATACTTCCGACAGCCTGCTCTTACTGTGACTTTAAGAAGGAATGTTGGAAGGACAGTAACGGTGGGAATGGAGTGCGTACCTTTGCCTACGGACACAAGCCGATTCACTTTGTTGAAGTGAAGCGTGAGCCTAAGGTAGCGGAGATAACATGAGTTACAGATACGATGAAGGAGACATGATGTTAGATGGACAAGAACCTATCAGACTATGCCCGCCAGCAGTCGTGGCATCAAAGCCACTTGCGGGTACAAAGGAAGCTGCCAAATGGCGGAAGCAACGTCCACTTACGACGGGAGTCTTGGACTTCTTTCCAAACGCTTTGTTGGAAGTGGCGTATTGTTCATACCGTGCAACCGCCCAACACCATCCGGGTGAGCCTATGCATTGGGACAAAAGCAAGTCCACGGACGAAGCTGACGCCCTCTTGCGCCACCTCATGGAACGAGGCGGGCTCGACACTGATGGGGTGAGACACTCAGCCAAGGTAGTGTGGCGAGCATTAGCTCTGCTAGAGAGGGAGCTGGAGGAAGAAGGTGAGGCGTAATGTACAACCATCTGGGCGTAGAAGCAAGTTCGAAGATAGAGTGGCTAAAGATTTACGAGCCGTTGGTATGCCGTTTACGTATGAAACGTGGAGCTACGAGTACGACGAGCCTCTGCGGAAGAATCTCGCACGATGCGCTGACTGCGGCAGCAAAAGACTTCTACGTACGGGATGGTATACGCCGGACTTTTTCTTGGAGAACGGTTGTATTATCGAATCAAAGGGACGGTTCACAGCAGCGGACAGACGCAAAATGCTTGCTGTTCAAAAAGGCCACCCTGATCTTGACATCAAGATGCTGTTCATGAGGGACAACAAGATACACAAGAACAGTAAGACGCACTACAGTGACTGGTGTATGGAGAACGGATACGATTATTCAATTGGAATCTTACTACCTGAGTGGTTGAAGTATGACGAACCCACATGATGACCCAACGATACCGTACTCAAGATGTAAGTACTGTAATTTCTTGGAATTGAAATGGGGCAGGACTGCCTCAGGTGGTCCCATCCTAGTGACACACAATGGCAGGTACCACCTGTGTAAACCCTACAAAGAGAGGAACAAGACGACATGAAGAAGAAGTACACGAAGCGTAACACGACGTTCCTGAATACACCCAGTAGTGGGTGCATGGCAGGTGTCATGTGGAGGGTGCAGTTTACTCCACCTAAGGTCATCAAGAAGAATGAGAAGGAGGAGGGGTGGTACAGTGAGGATGAACTGCTCAAGCCCAACCGAGTGAAGGCACGTATGAGTGCAAGCATCATCCTCAATGAGGACGCAAAGGAACACTACGTACACAGCAAGGGCAATCTTCGCGCCTTGCGTAACATGAGAAAGGAACTGGATGCGTTCGAGGAGGCATGTATGCAAGCCTTACAGGACGTGGAGGACAGCAATGCGGAAATTGATTAGTTATATACAGATCATCTTAGTATGGATTGGATTCATGGTAGTGTATCCATTTGCCACGCTATTTGACGCTTGTAAGAATTATGTCTTGGGTGTCATTGATATCAGTAACAATGCAATACAAACATGGAAAGGCGTGAGTGCCGGAGGCAAAGATGCCGAGAGTTAAACTACCAATCAAACTGTTGTACTTGGACATTGAGACGACGCCCCATGAGGGCACGTTCTGGAATCTCTTTCCCAAGTACATACCAATCAACCAACTTAGGAAGCCGACCGAGGTACTGTGTTGGGCTGCTAAGTGGGAAGGAGATAGAGATGTCATCTTCAGACGGACAGGTGACGAGGACTTCATCGAGAAAATGCACGGGCTATTGGATGAAGCAGATGCGGTCTGCCACTACAATGGAAAAGCGTTTGACATCAAGCATCTCAATAGAGAGTTTGCAGTACGTGGTCTTACGCCCCCGTCACCCTATGCGCAAATTGATCTGCTCTCAGTTGTTCGACAAAACTTCAAACTTGCTTCGAACAAGCTCGATTACGTTTGTCGTTACTTCGGTCTCGGTACAAAGGTCAAGCATGTAGGTATCGAGCTGTGGTACGACTGCATGGATGAGGACCCAACGGCATGGAGGATGATGACTCGGTACAATAAGCGAGACACAGTCCTACTGCCTAAGCTGTACAAATTCCTACGTCCTTGGATCAAGAGCCACCCTAACGTGGCACTGTACATGGACACTGACAGGCCCACGTGTGGGACCTGTGGTAGCACACAGCTACAGTCGAGGGGATCGTACCGTACCAAGGCATGTGTGTACCGTAGGTGGCACTGTACAGGGTGTGGCACGTGGTCACGCAGTAGACAACAAGAACATACGACAAGTGAGAACGTACTCACGAGGGCAAACTAATGAAACTGTACACGGTTAAATGGGGCGATGCATGGTCCAGTTTTAATCATTATCACGAAGGCAATGACTACAGTCCTATGGTAATGGAAGATGTAGGATGGGTAGTGGAGGAGAACGATGAGACCATTGTTCTATGTACCTCCCGTTGCTTAGACAATGACAACAAGAGAAATCTATGTATAATCCCTTGGTGCAATGTGATTAGCATGGAGGAATTGACATGAGCTTAACTGGACCGGATTGGGTATACCATTGGAATAACCTGAAAGCGTTGGACCCAGATCAACTGGTGTCTGACTTGAACTTATCAACTGACGAACTACTGGAAGCATTCCATGACCGAGCGGAGGCTTTCATCCAAAAGGAATTTGGCTAATGAGACCACGAGTAAAGCACGAGAAGCCTCCTAACTACGAGGCAATAGCGGCTGTGTTCCCCTTGACAGGGAACGAGATATTTGCCTATGCTCCCTATGTGTACATACCTAACGGTATGCCGATCAGTGAAGCACTGCAAGAGCATGAGGCTGTACACATACGGCAGCAGTTCGGTGATCCTGCTACATGGTGGAGGAAGTACCTCGTTGATGAGGACTTCCGGTTCGATCAAGAACTAGAGGCACATAGGGTAGAGTACCGTGTATTCCGACAGGGCACGAAGGACCGTAATGCACATGCTAAGTACCTCTATTCAATTGGGCGTCGACTAGCCTCTCCCATGTATGGGAGTATGGTCACTACACGTGAAGCTATGCAGAAAATACGAGTCAACGAGTACAAGGTGACGTTGAAAGAGAGGAACAGATGAGTCATGTCTACTTCATTGGCGACCTCCATTTTGGACACTCAAGAATTGAACGCTTTAGGACACAGTTCCCTAGTGAGTCGGTTCACCGACAGTACATCATGGATACATGGACTGACCGAATTAGAAAACGGGACATTGTGTGGGTTATGGGGGATGCAGCGTTCACGCAGGAAGGACTCGACAGCATACACACGCTTCCGGGCCGGAAGATACTCGTCAGGGGTAACCACGACACGCTCCCGACTGAGGCTTACCTTAGTGTATTCGAGGAAGTTCATGGTATCGTCTGCTGGAAGGGGCTCTGGCTAACTCATGCGCCTATCCATCCGACCGAACTCTACGGGCGTTCCAATGTGCACGGACATTGTCACAGGGGAGGACCTCAAGAGGTGGTATCGAATCTTAATAGTTTTAGGGGGGTCCAGTTGGGCCAGAAAGCGACTTACTTTAACACTTGCGCTGAGCATTTACCGACGCCCTACACACCCATAGAGTACCACACTATGGTGGATCACATCAAAGGAAAGATACGAGATGAATCAGCTGCGCTGTAAGAGACTCAGATCAGACGAGGACACCAATCATGTCCTGTTTAGTGGGATCTTTTATCGTTGTGAGGACTCACTTGAGACTGTACTGACAGTGATGGGGATATGTACGTCATTCAGACTGCATTTCGGACCTGCTTGTAGCAAGGAAATCACAAATGGTAACTATGCTGAGTTCCAAACCGAGCGAACAATCGCAAGACTAAAGCTAAAGGTGCTAAATGCAAACTAAGAAGTGGTCTATGATAGAGACAGGGACGCAGTTCCTGCGAGGACTGTTGACCAGCTTCTTGTCCTATCAATACATACTGCCGTGGTGGGGTATCACTATCCCCATAGCAGTCAACTTACAGTTGACAGCGTACTTCGCTGCACTGTCAATCATACTTGGATTCCTAATAAGGAGGGCTTTTAATGCCTACGTTCGACCAGAGGTGCCTAGAGTGCAACCACGAGTGGGTAGTGTACAAAGCCTACGACGATCCGGCGACCTGTCCCGAGTGCAGAGGGACCATGACAAAGACCCTGATGCCCCGAGTGCGAGGTTCACTTTCGGACAACCCCACAAAGGTGGGGAACGTGGACAAACCGATTAAGTCATTCGCCAATGACCGCAGGAAGGGCGGAAAGGACACGACGTGAACATGATCAAGGTCATCA